AAACTACGCGCCGACAGCAAAGACGACAGTACCGGTGATGTCGAGCTTCGCGTTGAACTGAATGGTCTTGGTGATGTCGATGTCCGAGGGCAGCTGCGAAACGACGATGGCGCTGAAGGTATAGGTATCGCCGGTGGTGACCTGCAGTGTGGTCTTCGGAAGGGTGATGACGAAGTTGGTGGCAAGGCCAGACTCAAAGGCGGTTTCCAGGGCTACCTGACCCGCATCTGAGGAGACGCGGTTGCCGGATACGTCGACGGTACCTTGCTCCAGGATGGTGGCGAGTTTCTCCGTGGAGGTACCAGAAGTGCTCATGTTGGTGACGTCTTCTCTCTTCCACTCCTGCCCCGAGCGTTTGATGTTTTTAATTTCGCCGATGACAGCGGGAACGGTTCCAACCGAAATGGTTGATCCGCGCCCAGTTTGTGATTTGCTGGCCATGTGTTTTTCTCCATGCGTGAAGTAGTTACGACGGCGCTGAGCGCCGGTTAGTTAAAGTGAAACGTGAACTCGCAGACCCTGCCAAAGACCTTCTGGTCTGAGACATAGAAGTCGGGCCCGTCTCCAGGCTCCACGGCCTGAATGATTGTGCCGTCGGGGAGCGGTCCGGCGAAGGTGTCTAGCAACGTGTGCACGGCGGTGGCGACGTTGGCCGCATTGCCATATATGTAGTCATGGCATTTGAAGCGCATGCGCGTGTGCTGTTCGCCGAGGCTGCCGTCCAGCAGGATGACGGGTTTGTCAGGCATCACCATGTAGGTGATGGCGGGAAAATCGGTGAAGTCAGGGGGAAGCGCGAGCGGCATGATGTTTGTGCCCACGAGCGCGGAGACCCCGGCATTTGTGGCGAGTAGGGCAACAATGCCAGCTTGAATCATGCCGTTCCCCCATCAGAATTCGTTTCCACTTCTCCGCCGATGTCCGCTGTGGAATCGTCACCGGATGAGGCACCAAGCTCCTCACTGATGCCATCAGCCATCACGTCCATTGCTTTATCCAGTGCAGCCTGCGCGGATGCATCAAAGGCCGGTTTCATAAATGGGTGAGGCTCCACGAAGCCTAGAACCTCGTCATGCTTATGGTGTTTCTTGATGCCTTTTGCGTTGATGTAATACTTGCCATGCCCCGTAGCGTCATGGCCCTTTTCGAGCCAGTTGGCAACGTAGTCGGTGTCGTATCCGGGCCCAACGATGACCTGTGCAACTCCCTTTTCACCGTCAATGTTGATGATGGTCTGAATGTCGGCCTTGAGTGCTCCTGGCGGAAGCGACGTGCCACCGGGAAAGCCATCGGTCCTCTCTGGAGCGTGATCGCGCTGAGCTTCAGCGAGGATCTCGCCACCAGCCCGTAATGCGCGTGCGGTGATCGTCGCGGATACCTTGACTCCGAGCTTGGTGAGGTCGCGCTCAAACGCGGAAAGATCGCAATTGAAGTCAAGTTTCATCAGTCGCTCTCATCTAGTACGTGGCAAAGCACTACGAGTTTGCGATGGCGGCGCTCGGAGTCGAGCGGTGCGTCGATGACGTAGACCACTCCATCCTCGTCCACAGCGCGGTCCTGCGCACCGATCTTCACGCCAGCGCCGAGATAGCGGAGTTCCATCTTGTAGGTGCTCTCTGAGACGAAGTCATTCGTCTGGTAGATCATCTTCGCGTTGAACTCCGCGATTTTGGCCCGCGCGGTTGCATACGTGGTCCAGGTCTGTGTCGGCTGTCCGAACGAATCAGGTGTATTGGAACAAGACTGGAACTGCACCCGATGGCGGTATTCGCCTGCACGGATGGGAATCATCAGTTGTTCTCCAGCGTGAAGCAGTAGAACTTCTCGGCATCGAGTAGGCGCTGAATCCCGAAGGGAAGCTCGGCGACGTTGATCCCAGGGGAGACGACAGAGTTTTCGCGGTTGGCGTACCAGTCGGCAACCATCTGCATAATCGCGATGACAATGGTCTGTGGGCAGTCAGCGGCGTAGTAGCTGGCCAACAGCGCGGCTCCAGCCTGTGCGGCAAGGAAGGTGACCACGCCAGCGGCGACGGTGTACTGCGAGCTTGGGATGGCGGCTCCAGAGGCATTCACAATGCCGTTGAGCTGCAGGAAGTTTGCGGCCTGCTCCAGTGTCACCACATACGGCGCCGCGGCGGGAACAGTGAAGGCTTCTGCCGGGATAGACCATGCGTAGGTTGCGGCGATGAAGGTAACCTGGACAGAGCCAGGGAGGTACTGCTGGGAATAAGGCCAGTAGGTGCCCGGCTGGGGAACGATGCGGCACGGCTCCGAGGTGGTGTCCACGTAGTAGGTGCTGGGATCGAGCGTCTGTTTCGCGCCAGTCAGATCCACATACGTGATCGATGTGACGGACAGACAGCGAGGCATGGGCAGCTTGATGGTGATGCTAGCCCAGAAGTCGGTATAGAAAGGCCAATCCGAACGATTCGTCTGACGAAAAGTTCCATCCCGGAAGTCAAACCACGGGAAGTGATCCATCGACAGGATCCATGTCTGGGGAAAGATGGCGCGACACATTTCCTGTTCGCAGAGCTGGCGCGCGGCAGTAATGTACCCACCGATCAGCAGATCGTCGTCGGTAAACGTGGCTTCCACGTTCAAATGGGACTTCGCCAGGGCGAGCGCGACCGGTTCAACCGTTGGGCCTTTGACGAGATGGTAGTTGAGCTCCATTACCGTTTCCTGGCTTGCTGCTTGGATTTACGGGTCTCTTGCGGGCGGCGCGTGGGCGTCTCGCGCTTGTGCGCGGGATGGCCTGGTGCTGGCGGCGGTGCTGGTACTTGCTGCGGTGCTGGCGTCGGAGAAGGCTCTTGTTTTGGCTTTTCGACGACGACGACGACAACTGCATCGCCGAACATGCAAAGGCCGACGGCGTGTCCATACGGGATATCGATGACTTCGCCGGGGTTGTTACTGCCGACTTTGCGGAGCAGCTTGATTTTCATAGGAAGCACTCGAGTAAAAATCCGGTGCGCGAAAGGCAGATCAGGGACTTCCGCGCACCGGTCAGGAGGAACGGCGTGAATTACGCGTGCATCTTCAATCCGACGATGGGATGGGTACCAGCATCGATGAGGGCGCCGCCGACGCGGGCATAAGGCACGAAGCCCACGGCCAGCTTGTCTGCGTAACGCTCATTGAGGCGCATGATACCCAGTCCGGGACGGACCGTCTTGAGCAGGTAGCCCTGGTTGAAATCGCCAAACTGGATCGGCATGGCGGCAGGGGCGAGGCTGGGGAGCTGCTGTACCAGCTTGATGGGACGGCCGAGCAAGGTGTCAAAGGCACCAGCGTTCGGCGCCGGGATGTACAACGGACGGCCGAGAGTATCGGTAACGCCCATCAGGTAGGCGCGGACTTTGGAGTTCAACGTCCACGTGGAGTTTCCCTCGTAGGCTGGATCCAGCGAGCCGTAGAGAGCAGTGAGATCCGGGTATGTGATAACCAGACCGCCCGCCGTGAGCGAAGTGGTGATGGCGCCGGCGTTGATGTTCAGAATCGAGGCGATATTGCCCGATGTCGAACCGTTGACGATCAGCGCGGACAGACCACGGTAATAGCTGCGTCCGATGATGTTGCGGACGAACGCATCGATGTCGAACGCGGAATCCTGCAATTCTGGAATCGATACCAGGATCGGCTGCCGAGTGAGCAGTGAACAGGTCAGCATGCTTCCCGCGATGACTGGATCAGTGCCATTGGAGCCATCGGTAGCCGCGTCCGTATCTTCTGCAATTTCGTAGAAGAGGTTCGCGGTATCGTTATCGGTCGCGTACTTGGTAGGCGCACCGTTGTCGGACTCAATGTTGCGGACGATGTTGATGATCTGGCCGTAGTCTTTCAGCGCGTCGAACAGCACGGGGTAGAAAGCCTGCGGAATGTAGGCGCCCGCAGCACCGGCCGTGGTGAGATCTCGGGTTTCCATTTCCAACCCGGTTTTCACATCGAGCCGGAGATCTCCACCGATCATGCCACGGGTTACGAAGTTGACCAGGGCGGTTTTTACCCGCTTGCTGCGCTCTTCCGGGTTGTCGCTGCCGGCGCCAGGCTGCGGACGGGGCGGCGTAGGAAGAGCGCGCTGCTCCTGTTCGAATCCTGCGACGCGCTCGAGGCGGGTGATGTCGGTTTCAACAACATCGGCATCGGCGATCATCGCGTCAAAGGCAGAGCGGTCCTCTGCGGTAAGAATTGGTTTCAGCGAGATCGCCTGCGCGTCCGCCATCAGTTTATTGCGTTTGTTTTTCAGTTCATGCAACGTCATGGGATTTTCCTTCGGTGGGATTGGCGCAAGGACAGCGGACCTCGGCAGGAGGCGCTTCCGTGCAGCGAGTCGAGGCGGAGCCATTGAAGGCACCCGGCGGGGGCGGCTCAACTCGCGTAAAAATGAAATTTGGATTACTTGGCCTTGCGACTCCGGAGAGACACCTTCATTTGCATCCGCTGGCGATCACTCTCGGATATCGCATGTGCGGGATCAGCTCGCGGAGCAGTGCGTTCAGAGTCCTCACAGTTGGGATCGTCGCAATCCGGATTCGAGCAGTTTTCACAGTCGCCGGCTACACACGCGTCACAGTCGCAAGCGCAACCGGATCCACGCTTCTCCAGAATCTTCACACGGAGCTCAGGAGGGCAGGAGCGGACCGCAACAGAGTTTGCAGGATATGCCGCCCAACTGCAGGGCGAGATCTCCCACAGTGCGGCCTCGAGCACAGAGCGGACAACGTCATCGCCGGTAACGGCCCAGGCATCCTCAATACACGAGAAGCCAAAGCTGACTCCGTCCAGGTCGCCGCGATCGACGGACTCGGCCAGACTGCGAGCCGCTTCCGTATCCGGAAGTTTGCACGTGAACTGCAGCTCCTCTGGCGTGTCCTTGAGGGTGAGGGTTTTGCTCTTGGTACGGCCCATCAGCAACGTAGGCTTGTGATCACGCAGGCAGAGCACATCGTCAAGATGAGCGGCGAACGCACCAGGTGCGATCAACTCTTTGAATCCTCCAAGATCGCAGGAGAGAGAGTTGTAGCAGACGGATCCGGTGAGGGTTCGCGTGCCATCGGCATTCTTGGCAACGCGCAACTCGCGCGCCGAAAGATAGCGCAGTTCATGATTTTTGGCAGATCGAAATTCGCGATTCTTCATTACTGATCCTCTTCTGGTGCTGGTGAGTCTTCGATGACTGCGGAAAGTGCGGGTACAACCACGGGAGCCGCAGCAGCGCCGGCCTCGCGGTAAATATTTACGGAAAATAGAGTGAGTGCCCGGCGGAGTTCCTGTCCGGTGATCTCATCGGCCTTATCGGCCGTCCATTCGGCTACACGCCGCTCGATTCCCTTACACTGAGCACGGATGAGGCTCTCGCGCGGTGCCGACCAGGTCGCATCCAGCCCAAAATGGCTACGCGCATCATCCTCAAATGTCTGCGTAATGGCATCGAATACAGGGCTGAATATGGTGGAAACAGCCTCTAAATCTCGCTTATTGCGTGCGCACATGCGTCCCACACCGTCACGGAAGAGGCGAACGTAGGCAATGACGAATCGCTGCATGTTGCGCTGCCCCTGCAGGCCCTGGGTACCAGAAGACTGGCGCTGATCCGGAGGATTCAGAAGGTCTGTGGCGTTGCCCATGTTGAGCGGATAAAGCAGAATGTCGCCTTCTGGTCCGACTGGATCCTGCCCGATGGTTTCGAGCGCAATATTCGCTGTAACGAAGCCCCACTGGCGTCCAATGGCGAGCCCAGTCATGGTGCTGGCAAAATCTCCCTTTAGACGTTCGCGAAAATCAAATTCAACGAAGAACTTTCCGGTTGTGCGTCCTCGCTTAGGAAGTAGCTTGCGCGTGACTTCCTGCTCCGCACGGCAGGTATAAGGCCTGATGGTGTCGGTCACGAACTCGAGGTTCTTCTGCTCCTGATTAGTGCCGGATTGCCGGGTTGTATCGCCGATCTGGCTGGGCTGGACACGAAAGAGCGCCGCGATGTCTTCGCGCTGAAACTTACGAGTGAGAAGGAACTGCGAATCCTCTGGGCTGAGGCCAATCTGCGTATAGGTCCACTCACCGGGAAGTACTGCGGTGCGTCCCTGATTGGTTCCACCCTGTGCGGATGCCCAGCTCTCGCGAACTTGGGAAAGCTGTTTAGGATTGAGGCTCTTGACGTCCTTGAGCGTGAGAACACCGCCTGGACGAGAACCATTGCCAAAGAAACGAGCCCCAAACTTTTCAGCTGCCCGCGTGAGGCCGATTCCCTGGCGCGCCATCTGGATAGGGCTGAGGCCTTTCAACCCGTCGAAACAGAAAAGCGGAATGTGCAGCATGTTCGCAGAGGCTATCTCGCGCATCTGGCCCTGGGCGAGGCCATCACTTGTCTTGTAGACCAAAGCGTTCTTATCTGTACGAAACGGATCCGTCTTGAGCGGATGAAGTGGATATATCTCCCCAGGGCGTCCGTTGCGATCACGGAGAATCTCTGCATAGCAGTTGCCAGTGAGTGCTAGGCATCCGATCAGCGTCTCCCAGAAGGTGAATGCCGTCATCTCTGAGTTCGGCTGGACAGCCAGGAGGTCATAGAGATCTTCGTCTGTAGCCTCGGAGCGCCCCGACTTGAGGCGTTCACAGAGCTTTAGGGGAAGGGAAGCAACCGACTCCGCAATCACCCGGACGCAGGCATAGACGGCAATGGTCTGCAGCGCGGTGACCTCATTGACGAGTTCTCCGGAAGCCGTTGGCTCACCGTTGCTCAGCCAATTCCATATGGCAGGCGAGGCCAGAGAAACGGACGGATTTTCGAGCATATTGCGCTGCTCAGCATCCGCGGGCGCTGGCCGGTCATACTCAAGATTTAGCGAGATAAGTGACATTTTTTCCTATATGACAAAGGGATCGAACCAGCCTTCGCTGAGGCTGCTTGGGACGTTGGCCCGCATGAACGCGTTCAAGGTCGCGATCGTGGCGTCGATCTTCAGTTCCTTGCGCTTTTTATCGGGAACAATGCAGTCGCGAGCGACCGTTTTCGCGATCGTGTTGCTGATACACCAGGCCAGGACAGGATCTCCATCATGGTGGATACGGCGCTCGAGGACCGCTTTTTCGAATTCCTTCATCGCCGGAGAGAAGTTCTCGTAGGTCGGAAGAATCTTGACGAACTCCGCGCCCTGATCCCACTTTTCGTCCTGTTCAATGAATTGGACCAGCGGAGATGCGTGGTGCGGATCGTACGGCACTTCCTTGACCACAAAGCGGCTGCAATCCTCAAGAATTCCAGCCATGATGATCGGGTAGCTGGTCGTATTGCCTGGGGTTTCGGTGAGCCAATCGTCATCCGCCCAGTTTGCGAGGTGAATATTCCGTTTCTCGCGCACGTGGGCTTCATTGAGGTAGTGCTCGCCAAACAGATAAAAATGGAGTTCTTCGCCTTCGGTGCGGGGAAACATCCGCATCTTTGAAGCAAGATCGCAGACGTCGGCAAGATCGAGGCCGTCATACATCTCCTGGCCTTCGAAGTCCGCGAGCTGCAGAGTTATGTCTTCACACGCCTTCCAATCTTCAGTGCGGATCCACGGTGCTTTGTTGGCGATCCACAGATTGAAATTCTTCGTCTTGACTCCAGGCTCTTCACTCGGGCTGTTTTGCGCCGATGTGATTTGGCTCTTGAGGTATTCGGGGTTAACCGAAACTCCCAGATTTGGGCTCGCCTTGCCAGCGACGCTGAGATCGGTGTACTTATCGCCCTCATCCAGCGTGTAAATGTTGATGAAGATCCGCTCGTCATCGATAAGCTCTTCAAGAATCTGCTCGCAGGTGTCCTGCAGTTTTCGGCAAACACTGACGAGATCGTATCCCGCCGTGGTGATGACGAGCAGGAGCGGATTCTTTCGCGCTCCCATACCAGTTTTCATCGCCTGGTACTGGGTGTCATCCGTGTGCTCGTGGTACTCGTCAATGACTGCGCAGTGCGGGTGCTGGCCATCGCGCGGCTTGCCAATGATGGCTTTCATCACCGCGGTGAGATCGCCGGGCTTGGTGATGCTTTTCTTCCCGACCTTGAGACCAAATGCCTCAATCAGGTCGGGAGTATTCCCAATCATCGCCAGCGCCGGGATCAGGCCGACTTCATTCGCCTGTTCACGGCTGGAAGCACCAAAAAATACCTGCGCGCCGACTTCGCCCTCTGCGCAGAACTTGTACGTCGCGACGCAAGCGCCCCAGGTGGACTTGGCGTTCTTGCGCGCCATCGTCAGATACGCCTGATTGAATCGATAAAGCGTCGGGTTGGAGCGGAAAACCCAACCAAAGAGCGAAGCTGTGTTGAATATTTGCCAGGGCTCGAGGGTTATGGTGCTGGAATCCGGCTTTTTGAAGAAAGCGCTCGGATACGGCAGTCCCTCGATGAATTTACATGCCCGTGCGGCCTTTGCCGGATCCCAGACGTAGTCGAAAAGGCCAGCGCGGCTCTTGGCTAGATCACGCTGATGACGCTGGCAGGCAAGAATCGTCCATTTGCATGCAACAATTCTTCCGGCGATGACGTCTTCGGCGTATTTATTCGCGATCCCGGCATAATCCCGATCATTGGACATCGGTTGATTCGGCGGCCATCGCAGCAAAGCGGTTGGTCTTCTTTTTGGGAGGTCTCGCCACCTTCAAGCGCGCCCGATCGGAAGGAGTCATGCCCATGCGGCCCAAAATGTTGAGGAGCTGGGTCCACTCGCCAGATTTGAGTGGCCGAGGATTGTTCTGAATATCCAACTCACCACGCATCCGGGCTACCAGCTGGCAGTACATCTCCACCATCACCCGGTCGGAGATCATGAGAACCCCATCGGGAGCCTGTAGCTGCAACTCAAGCCAGGCTTCAGACTGCATCGGGGTAAAACGCTGGGGTGGAACCCCCAGAGGACCGCTTGGAACCGGCTCGTTCTCGCGCGCAGCGCGGCGCTGGGGATCATGCTCATAAGCCCCGTTCTGCTCGAGTACTGCGGTCGGTGTCATAGGTCTGCCCATCGGGAATCGCCCGTCCAGGGGCAGCATCTGCAGGTATTCACAGCCGAGACTGTTGAAAAGAGCTGTTTAGCCGCCCCTGGAAAGATCAAAAAAATGTCGAATTTTGCGGAAATGAAAATGGCTCTGAACGGGCGGTCAACGCGCCTGGGCGTCCAGAGATTTTGACCCACCCCTGGGGGTAGGTCAGGGCCGGCCGCCTGCACCGCCGAGACCATCGTGATGATCGCCGCACAGCGCTTGAATGTTGTTGGTGTCGTACTTGCCGCCGCCATCGATCAGGCGGGTCACATGGTGTAGGTCGGTTGCCGGCTGGTTGCACCCGCCCATCGCTTCGCAGAGCGGATGATCTAAAAGATGCGCTATTCGGAAGTTTCGCCAGCGGCGATCGTATCCTCGGTCTGCCGAACTGGGCCGTGCTCGATCGCGCTCCCTGCGATGCTCGGCGCAAAGTCCGTCGTCGGTCAGTAGGTTGCAGCCAGGACGGCGACATGGTCGCCTCGATCGGGTGGGCATGGTTTAAAGTCTTCCGGATCTAAACGAAAACGAGCGCGACTCTTGCATAACGGGATGTGTGCCAACCAACTGGCTGAGTCCGGGTATGCAACTTGGCATGCCGAGCACCTCATCACGTTCGGATCTGTCTTCACCGCGTTGCTTGTGCGAGCGCGCGTTCTTGATCCATGAACACTCTGCGAGTACGACGGGACATCCTGCCAAATATCATCTGAACTATCGTTGCTATGTTCGGTAGGTTGGCCGCCGATAATGCTCCTCCATGGGAGAAGTGACCACGAGCATTTTTACTGCTCACAATATGGGATTTCACAGCATAATGCCGGGGCTTGGTGCTGAGTTTCATATGATCCTCTGAATGGTGAAATTTGAGAAACATCAGTTGCGTGGCGTCACATCGTACATGTGGTCACACTTGCGGCAGATGATCACGCCCCACTTGAATTCAGGAACTTCAACGCGCCACGACCAGACAATGTTCGTGCTCTGACAAACGGGACATGCGAGCAAAGGCTCGACGTCCCTGACGATAGGGGTTGGGATCGCGTAATCCGAAACTTGCTCGCCAACGATCATTCGCGGCGGCTTTTGTAGTACTCCGTCGACAGCAACCGCAGTATCGTTCATGGCTTTGAACCTCGCGCACAAAGAGCCGCGGACACAGTTCGCACATTTTCAATTCAACGCGCACATCGCCAGGAGTGCGCACAGCTGGCTTACTACTCAGCGCGGCATCTGCGAGCTCATAAGCCTTGCTATGCATCTGAATCTTCCGTAGAAATTGTGATCACCAGGTGCTGGTCCAAAACGAGACCGATTTCGTTGATGATCTGCAGATCGTTACTGAAAACTGGCGCGCCAACAACACGCACTATCGCTCGTGGCTTCTTGTCTATTTGCTCTAACCCAGACGTCAAACTGGAAACTCGCGCCTTCAATATGATCAGCACACTCATGCTTTTACTTTCTGTTTCCGCATTTTTCGCGTGCGCTCGATGGCAGCCAGGGGATCGGGGCGGAATATGCCGCGCCCAGCAACTACGGTGATTGCGAATGTGTCATGAACCTCTGGCCAGGCATCGACCTTATGACGTGACCAGCAACTCTTGTGATCGGCTACGGCTTCTGCGTTGCGTTTCATATCGCCAAAAGTCAGGGTAGCTACCACGGTGGAAGTCGCCGCCGAATGAGTTACCGTGATCACGCCGCGATCGCGATCGCGACGAGCGCACAGCTTGAACACCAGAATTCCGTTTTCATCATCCATCTCCTCAGCTGCATGCTCTTCGACCATGCGGTAGGCTGCGTAAGACGTAATTTTGCGCACATATGTGCCGCTGGAGTTCAGAAGGATAGCTCGGACAGTGTGACGCGCCATGTTTCATCTCTTATGTATGGGAGAGCGCCGTATCTGCGATCAGAGGGAGTGTGGAAAAACAGGTGTTCTGGCAGATACGGCGGCCGGATGTCGCTCAGCGAGGGTTTTTAAAGCCCAACGTCGGAAAAGGATTTCCGAAGACGATATTAAAAGGTAAGTGGAATTTATCTTCGCGCAAATTCAGGAACTCTGCAAGTGCAAAGTGTTACGAACGAAAAGTAAGGTGAAGTTACTCTAATCCAACCCGTCTTATGTTCGCATTCGCACATAAGCATCATCGTCCCGAATCCGCCCGCCGGCACAGCACTGTTTCCCGATCCACACCAGGTCAAGATCCGGAACTGTTTGCATCACTCGTTCCCAGGCATTTGCTCTTGGGGTTGCGGTTGCTCTTTGTTTCCTGATCTGTGCTCTTTATAAATCACGTAACTGTCGACTTTGGCAGCGTGCTTGCGCCCCTTCTCTTTGGCCGAAGTGGGTGGGTTCGGGAGGGCTTGCCCTCCTGATGCTTTATGCTCTCTGATTCGATCGCGCTTTTGCGATCGCTCCTCACTGTTCTTGAACAAAAAAAGGCGAAGCCCGATGCACGCGCTAGCGTGCTTTCCTCACTTCTCCACAACGTCCACAGAGGAAATCAACGGCGGCGCGATGAGTGTGGATCAGATCTCCGGATGAGACCTTAAATACTAAGTGCGGGTTTTTGCTAAGTACATTATTGCTTTCCGTCAATATGGGAAAGGTTCCAATCAAGGGCCGATGTCGCTTTCCGTCAATGCTAAAAAGCTCTTTTCCTCATCTGTGCATCAACAGTGCTAACTCTAGTTAGCTTTGTAGCCGCACGACTGACCAGAGGCAACCAACTGCTAACTCTAGTCAGCGCTCCCGCTTTGCTCTCTTTCTCGCAATGCTAACTAGAGTTAGCACTGTCGATAGAGCCATCTTCCTAACTGTCAGATTCTCTTATGCAGAACGCGAAAAAGGCCAAGAGACACTTCGCCCCTTGGCCTTGCTCTTACTTTTGATTTTTGAGTTGAGTTAAATCATCTCGGAGGGGAAGGGAACACTATATCGAGTTGCCATGACTCTATTCCTGCTGCTTCCATGCGACGCCGCGATTCGGCGAGGAATGTCTTTTGCTGCTTTCCTTCTTCAAGCCATTCCAGGAGCGTCTCGTCATAGATCCGGTCCATGAGCTTCGCCAGTTCTGCGCTCGCTGCCCTGACGGGCGCCATCACGCGGTTCCAGCGCTCTTTCTCAGTCTCCACCCAGTCGCAGATCCCAATGTACTCATTCGGCTCGTCCTGGAGAAAATCCACGGCCGCTTCGGTTTTGCTGGCCAGCTTATTCCCGCGCTTGTCGTACCACGCGCCCGGTTTTCGAATGTACTTCAAAATGCCAAGGCCTTTGTGCACGACGACAACTTTATTCTCGCCTTTTTTGCCTTTGGTCTCCGTCCACTCGTCCGCCAGGAAGTGCAGTGCATCGCGCACCGCGTCACAGCTTCTACCTAGCTTGGAAGCGATGAACTCCTGCGTCTGCTGTACACGTCCAGATTTCCACCTTTTTGTGGATTTGTCGTAAACATAGAGTTTGTTTTCGACGAGGTAATCGAACACTTCAAGGTTCGCGCCGCTCAGTGGCGATAGCGCATGATGCGAGATCTCCGCGAACTTGACGTACTTTATTGCCGAGGCATCCTCGGGGAAGAGATGCGCCAGTTTGGGAACCTTCGCCAGATCACAGGGGCTACAAGGCTGAAAGCAATTGTGGTTGTACTTAGGCCGAACTTCCTGCGTGACGTCCCAGGAATGTTTGTTCTTCCCGCCCTTGGTGTGCTCGACCTTAATGAAGCTATGCCCCGGGCGATGGAACAACCGAGAGACGGATTCCGCGCACTTGTACCCCAACGAAGCTGCCCACTCCGTCTGCGATCGGGACTTTACGTGCAACTTGTTCCCGCCGTCCTGTGGTATTGCCCCTACTGCAATTCCGGAGTGTGCAAGGCGGTTGTCGCGTTGCTTATCCTTCGCGGCTGGGCGTGTATCCGGAAGTCGCGTATGTTCGGTGAATTCGGTCCCCACGCGCGCATATACAAGGTAGGGGATCTGGAGCATGTGGCTCTTCGCCGGCATCCCGGGGCGATGAATTCCCTTTGGCGTCGGGAACTCAATGCGCTCGATCCTTTTCTCGGATTTGGCCCGTTTGGCTATGACTGCGACTCCTGAGCGGATTCTGTGGAAGAAACTTCAGCTCTTTCCCGCTCTTCTCTTTTGGTATTGATCCAGGTGGAGTATTTCTCTTCCGATCCCCAGAGAGGAGAAGGGAACTCGTTGTACATCCAAGACACCAGGTGATACAGAGTAGAACGATTGTATTCGTCCGCGCAACTGATGGCCCTTCTTAAATCGTTTGAGATGACAGCCTGGAGGAAACTACCCACCGGACAGCCATAGTCGCGATACTCTGCCAACCGCTTCAGCAACACAGGATTGATCAGCGCGTAGTTCGCGCCTCCGAACAGCTCTCTGGTGCAAAAAACTATATTTGTCCAGCGATCTCGCTGATCCTGCGGGGCCAACGCGGCCGCTGCGGGCTGCTTCTCGAATACCTCTGCAACTTCGCTCACTT